GCCGTCGAAGCGGTAGAGCACCCCGTTCTTCGCGAGCCAGTAGTGGGCGCCGCGCCAGGCGACGATCGCGCCGGGGGAGACCGGGCCCGCCACCTCTTGGATGAACTGGAACTGGAAGGCCGCCTTGGCGACCTGTGCGATCCCGAGCCACACGGAGTCGTCCTTGTAGACGCCCATGCTCAACGGCCCGAAGGCGCGCCCGCCGATGATGTCCCCCGGCGTATCGCCCAGCTCCGCGATGTCCGTCGCCGTCCAGACATCGAAGTCGTTGAAGTTGCACCACTGGACCCGGGAGGGATAGTTCCCCGAGCCGTCCGTGATGTTGAACAAGACCACCCGGTTGCCGACCGTGGCGATGTCGCGCGCCCGCGGGGGCGAGCCCCCGGCATCCGTGAAGTTCCCGGCGCCCCCGTCGTACACGTCCACGGCGTTCGCGGCGTTGACCCGCAAGAGGTAGGTCGTCCCGCTCTTGGGGAACGCCGTGAAGCGCACCGGCTGGGCCGCCGTCGAGGTCGTCCACGTTCCGGTCTTGTCGCTGAAGGCCGACCCGTCGTAGGCATACGCCTTGGTCAGCGTGTGGACGACCAGGCGCGCCGCCGTCTCGACCGAACCCCGGAAGCCGATGCCCGTCACGCGGTTGGCGGCAGCCAGTTGGCTCGCGACGATGGCGTAGCCGGGGCGGGGCCGCCCCACGCCGTTCCTCGTCAGCCAGTTGGACGAGGACAGCAGGGTGCCCTCGGCCGACTCGGTGGGGCCGAGATCCTCGCGGACCCCGCCGGGCTTGATCGTCAGCGGGAACTTGACTCGGCCGCGCATCCTACACCCAGGCCCGGACCACCCAGACCCACTTCGCCGCCGTGATGATCGCCGTGGTGAAGGCCGTCTTGTTGACAACGTACACGCCGTTGCTGCCGACGACGATGGTCACGTTCGTCGCGTCCACGAGCACCGAGACACCGATATGGCTCGCCTGCGCGGCCGTGTCGAACACGATCTCGTCGCCGACTGAATAGTTGGCCTCCGTGCTCGTACACTTGAGCCGAAGCTGGATAAAGGACGGCGCGCTCGCGAGCCCGTGCGCCACCGCCAGCGACGCCGCGAACGTCACCGTCTGGTCGGTGCTCGTGAAGTCCGGCGTGAGCGCCCCGGCCCACTTCACTCCGGAGGCTTCCCCGGAGTCCGCCGTCAGAACGAACCCGTCGGTCCCCACCCCGAGCTTGGCGAGCGTCGTCGCCCCCGAGGCCACCAGCAGGTCGCCCTTGGTGTAGGAGGACTGCCCGCTGCCGCCGTTCGCGGCGCTCAGCGCCGTCCCGAGGGTCGCCGCCCCGGAGAGGTAGAGGTTCCGCGGCCGGGTCGCCCCGCTGGCCCCGATGTCGTAGGTCGCATCCGTCGAGAAGGTCAGGTGCGAGGTGACGCTGCCGCCGAGGTTCAGGTTCCTGGCCAGGAACAGATCCCGAGGCCGCGTCGCCCCCGAGGCGCCGATGTCGTAGGTGTTGTCCGTGAAGATCAGATTCGAGAGGACCGCCCCGGTCAGCACGGAGGTGCCGGAGTTGGAGAACCCGGTCGTCGTCAGGGTCGTCCCGTTGAAGGTGAGGTTCGCGGAGTCGCCCCAGGTGTTCGTCGCGGTGGCGTAGGCGATCCGGTTCGCCGTCGCGCTGTTGGGCAGCAAGAGCGTCGACCAGACCGGCGCCGTCGTCACCCCGCCCGAGCGCAGATACGCCCCCGCCGCCACGTCCGCCAGTTTCGCCAGCGTCGTCGCCCCGGAGGCGTAGAGAAGATCGCCCACCGCGTAGGAGGTGATCCCGGTGCCGCCCTGCGCCGCTGTGACCGCCGTGGCGCTCGTCAGGATCGTCCGGGAGGCCACCCCGTCGTGGTAGAGGAGCGCCGTCCCGTTGCGCTGGATCTCGCCCTCCGCCGTCGGGGCCGCGGCGGCGTCCTGGAGGATGAGCGTCTCCAGACCAGCGGCCACGAAGGTGAAGCCTGCGGCTGCGATATTGGTCGCGTCGGGGATGCCCCAAACGTCCTCGATAAAGGTTTTGAGCGCTCGAAGCTGATCATCACCACTTGCGGGCGAATCACTGCCCGCCGGGCTCGAGGCATCTACCTGGTTTGGCAGACTCACCTAGCTCACCCCCTCAGGGTTCCTCGATCTGGTGATCGACACTGTAGTCTGTATTGCGCAGCCGCCCGCGCCCGCTCGGCACGCGTCCCAGCGAGGTCGGCAGCCCCATGCGCTCGTACTCGATCGGCAGCACGTCGGCCTTCACCTCGTTGTGCTTGCGCTCGTAGAACAGGGCCAGGGCGCGGAAATTCTCGTCCCCCGTCTTCTCGGCCAGCACGTTGAAGCAGTCAGCCGCCACCCCGTAGACCAGCAGCGCCCGGTTGAACGGGATCACCGAGGAGTCCGAGAGCGTCGGCGTGGTCCGGGCGTACTGGCCCGTCAGCACGTCGGCCGTCGTCGCCACAGGCCACAGCTCGATCCGGCGATACCCCGACGAGTCGATGCCGGCATAGACCCACCGGGTCGGCAGGTCCTGCGTGGTCGAGCGGTCGAAGTCCAGCCGGTCCAGCGCGTCCCGGCCGCCGTCCAGCTCCTCCACCTGACCGAGCAACGAGGCGAGCGACAGCACCTCGTCGGCGTCCGCCGGCAGGCTGTAGAGCGTCTTGAAGACCCGCCAGGAGGCGGCCGTGTCGTCGTCCCCCTGGTAGGTCACGGCGGTGCCCTCGCCGTCCCCCAGGGTGATCTCGGCGCTCGACACGAAGGTATCGATCCAGTACGGCTGCCCACTGCTGATGGCGATCCGGTAGCCCACCATCGCCGAGGTGAAGGGCGTCCCCGCCGAGGTGACCGTGGCCGAGCCGTTCGTCACCGTTACGGTGGTGGCCGAGGTCGAGGAGGTCTGCGCCACCGTCGTCAGGCTGAACTCCTTGACCCGGCGACTCCAGCGGACGGTCTCGTAGAGGTGGTCCAACCGTAGCTGGATCAAGGTATTGATCTCGGCCGAGGACAGGTTGGCGTCGGCGCCGAGCAGGCCAGAAACGTCGCTGCGGACGTCCGCCCTAGTCGCCACCTACAGCCTCGGCCGCCGCGGTGGGCGCCGTCGACGCCTGGCCGTCCGGCGCCAGTAGACGGAGCAACCGCTCGATCTCGAGGAGCGCCCCGTGCGCCAGCCGGTGCTGCTCCACGTCGGCGGCGAGTTGCTGCTGGCCGAGCTGGATCTTCCGCTCAAGGGCTCCCAGCACTCCAGCCAACTCGGCACGGCGCTTGGTGAGGCTCTGAGCCGTCACGGTCTCGGGCGTTCTCGCGGCGGTCGTCATCCTAGCTTGCAGTGCCACGCGGTCCTGTCCCGTTATCACGTCTCCTTTCATGCGAGATTCAACAGCGTCTTCACGCGAGTCTGCTCCTCCTTGGTGAGGGCCTTCTTCTCGCGGGCTCGGCGGATCAGCGTGTCGTCCAACGCTCGCATCCCCTCGATGATTGCGTGCTCGATGATGGCCGATAGCCACGCCTCCGGGCTCGGGTAGCCCTGCTCGGCAACCCGCGCCGCGAGGTCCGCATCCAGGACATCGGCGATGTTGATCGTACGTTTCGCCATCTTGAGGTCTTCTCTCCTACGAAGTAGGCGGCGTCAGACTGATGTAGTGGACCACCACACGGATCACCCCGGCCGTGAACGAGGCCCCGCCCCCGACCGCCGTGAAGCGGATCGCCGTGGCTGTGCCGTAGACGGTCGGGTTCGTGACCCCAGCCGAGACGTTCGTCGTCCCGGCCACCAGGGCAACACCCGTGCCGTAGCGGGTCGTCGCCCCTGCCACCCCGGCGTCGATCGACGTGCAGCCGGTGATCTCGGTCGTGACCCGGAACGAGACCCCAATCACCAGCGCGTTTGCCGGGATGATGGCCGCCGTGTCACTGGTGCCGGCGAGCGCCAGGGTATGGGCCTCGGCGATCGTCTGTAGGACTGAGTAGTAACCATTCGCCGCAACCCCGGACTGGAGCTTGTCAGTGGAGAGCGTCCCGAGCACGCTCCCGTTCGTGGTGACTTTGACGTGGCCGGCGGCGTGGCGAGAGAGAAACACATCTCCCGTTGCAGCCGTTGGGTTAGTGTTAGATGACCACGTTATTTGCCGTGCGGAGCCAAGTCGCAATTCGTTGAGGGACATGCCAAATGTGGCAATACCGTCCCTTGTAAAGTACAGAGAATCATTATCCCAATAGATCCCTGTGTCAGATTGTGACGACCGTGCCACAGCCGGTAGCGACTCCGTGCCGTCGGGGAGGAGCAGCTGCCCGCCCGCGAGCGTCAGGGCGTTGGCGCTGTGGGTGAGGGTCACGTCTCCGTTGTTGAAGTTGATGACCGCCCCGGAGGCGAGGAAGAGGTCCGACCACGAGCGGGTCGCCGACCCGAGTGTCCCGCCGTCGTCCGCCTGGGGCAGGACGTCGCCGTTGACCCGAAGCGTGCTCGGGACGAAGGCGAGGCCCGCCCACCAGGCCCCGGCGTTCCAGGCACCCATCAGGTCACCTCGGGGGGAGCGTCCTCGGATGTGGGCGGTGCGGGCTCGGCGTCCTGCTTGAGCGTCTCGTCGATCTCCGCGATGGCACCCCGGAGCATCAGAACTTTCGCCGAGAACATCGCCACCTGCCGCTCGGTCTCCGCGAGATCCCGCTGGAGGTCACGCCGCCGCCCGTCGAGGTAGTCCCGAGTAACCATCCCCGCTACGCCTGCATGAACAGCCACGCCGAGACCAGCGTGTCGACGGGGTTGCCTGCGTTGCCGACGAGGCGGAGACGCGCCCGTGGCATCGGACTCGGAGCCAGCGCGTAGACCATGGCGGTTTCGGCGAGGGCCGAGTCGACCGTGCCCGCCGTGTCCGGCACCACGTAGTTGGCCGCCGTGTCGTTGTAGGACTGGAGGAGCTGCACCGTGAGGTCCGCCGTGCCCGTGGCGCTCGCGGCGAGGACGTAGAGGCCGAAGTAGCGGAACTGCGTCAGGTCGAAGCCGTAGGTCGCGCCCGCCGTGTGGACCACGGAGTCCACCGTGGCCGTGGCGTTGACCAGCTCGCCGTTGAAGACCTGCCACACCTCCCACGCCCCACCGCCAGGCACGACGCCGGAGCTGATCAGCTTGGCTTGGATGACGGCGTCGGCCATCTAGTTCACCACCCCCTAGCGCGCACGCGCACGCCCGTCAGGGCCGAGAGATCCGTGGCGTTGCCGACCTCGGCCAGCGCCGCCGCCGTGGTGGCCGTCCCCGTGAAGGCCGGCGCCGAGTTCGACCCGGCCGGCGTGTCGCGGCGCCAGCCGGTCGCCGCCTCCGTGGAGTACGTCTCGTCGGCGTTGTCGACGACCACGGCGAGCATCCGCTCCCAGTCGTTCGTCCCGTCGTGGTCCCAGTAGACCTGGACGCCCGCCGGGGAGGCGGCGTAGGCCACGGCGATGAACTCGCCGTTGGCGACCGGGATGAAGACGGACTCGCCGCCC